AGTTTGATTCGGTTGATGCTTACGCAGAAGCCAAAGCAATCCAGCTAATCGCACAACGGGACCAGCAGCGCCAACAGACGGAGATTCTTGAGGCGTATCACGAACGTGAAGAAGAGGCTCGGACGAAGTACGATGACTTTGAACAGGTCGCGTACAATCCAAGTCTTAAGATCACGACTGTGATGGCGCAAGCGATTCAAGCCTCTGATGCTGGCCCTGATGTAGCTTACTACCTTGGGTCCAATCCAAAAGAGACAGATCGCATTTCCCGTCTTAGCCCGATTTTGCAAGCAAAGGAGATTGGACGCATTGAGGCTAAAATAGCCAACGATGTCCCGGTCAAACGTACTACGTCCGCGCCCGCACCTATTAGTCCGGTAACAGCCAGAACTTCAGGCAATCCAAGTTATGATACGACCGATCCTCGGTCTACCAAAACGATGTCTGCCTCGGAATGGATTGAAGCAGAACGGCTGCGCCAGACTAAGAAATGGCAAGCTCAGAATCGCTAACTTTTAAGGAATTACCATGTCAAATAGCATTCTTACGATTGACATGATCACCAGGAAGGCCCTGGAGATCTTGGAAAACAATCTGGTTCTTACCCGTAACGTGAACCGTCAGTACGACGACAGCTTTGCTGTTGAAGGTGCAAAGATCGGTTCGACCCTGCGTATTCGTCTGCCCGACCGCGCTCTGGTAACTGACGGTGCCGCCCTGCAAGTTCAGGACGACAACGAGCAGTTCACCACCCTGACCGTGGCTTCGCAGAAGCACATCGGCGTGAACTTTACTTCTGCCGAATTGACGATGCAGTTGGATGACTTCGCAGAGCGCGTTCTCAAGCCGCGTATCTCGCAGTTGGCATCTTCTATTGATGCAGATGTGGCCAATGCGTACAAATCTATCGGTAACACGGTTGGTTCCCCAGGCACAACCCCAGGCACTTCGCTGGTTCTGTTGCAAGCGCAGCAGAAGCTGAACGAGAACGCCGCTGTGATGTCACCACGTTATGCAACGGTTAACCCCGCTGCCAACGCTGGTCTAGTTGAAGGCATGAAAGGTCTGTTCAATCCTACGGACACAATCTCCAAGCAGTTCAAGAACGGCATGATGGGGACTGGTGTTCTTGGGTTTGACGAGATCAATATGTCTCAGTCGATCAAGCAGCACACCACGGGTAACTTTCCTGTTTCGCCTATTGTTTCTTCTAGTGCTACGTTTGCCGAAGGTCAATCAACCCTCGCCATTACGTTCAGCAGCGGAACCAAAACGGTTAAGCAAGGCGACGTGTTTACCATCGCTGGCGTGTATGCGGTCAACCCACAGACCCGTGAGTCAACTGGCAGTTTGCAGCAGTTCGTTGTGACCGCTGACAACAGCGTGACCTCGGGCACTGCAATGACCTTGGCAATTTCTCCGGCGCTTTACACGTCGGCAAATGCTTTGGCTACCATTGATGCGTTCCCAGCCACCAGCGCGGTTATCACGTTTGTTGGAACTGCTTCAACTCAGTACCCACAGAACTTGGTTTACCACAAGGACGCAATCACGTTTGCTACGGCTGACTTGTTGCTGCCTCAGGGTGTTGATATGGCTGCTCGCGCAGTGCATAACGGTATTTCGTTGCGTGTCGTGCGCCAGTACGACATCAACAACGACCGTATGCCTTGCCGTATTGACGTTCTTTATGGCTTTAGCACGATCCGTCCACAGATGGCCTGCCGCGTCTGGGGTTGAACTTTTTAATTTAAGGAAATAATTATGGCTCTCCCCAATGGCGCAGGTGGTTACCAAGTTGGTACTGGTAACCGCGCAGAAACCGTTATGGGCGCTATGGCCGCTCCACAAACGGCCACCGCTACCGCAACCCTAACCGCAGCTCAGATCGTCAACCAGATGCTGGTTGCAAACCCTGGCACTTCGGCAGCAACGTACACGTTGCCGCTTGGCACGGCGATTGATACCGCTGTTCCTAACGCCACGGTCGGCAGCACGTTTGACTTGGCAATCGTAAACATCGGCACTTCGTCTGGCGCGGTGACGTTGGCTGTTAACACTGGTGTGTCTGATGGCGGCAATGCTCTAACGGCTGTTGCTGTTACCACTAGCCAGTTGTTCCGCTTCCGTAAAACTGGCGACGGCACTTATGTAGTGTATCGTTTAGCCTAAGTCAAAGGGGGAGGGCCACAAGCCTTCCCCTTTTTTAAAGGAATTATTATGCCTAATACGCAAGCAGTTGGGGTCGCGTATTCCGACCCTGAATTTACGACAGTTTACGCAAGCCAAGAAATTGGTTATAGCGCAGCGGCTCAAGGTACTGTGACGCAAGCAACGGACAAGTCAACAGCGGTAACGCTGAACAAGTCTGCTGGTCGCATCACAATGAACAACGCAGCTTTGGCTGGGTCTACTGCGGTTTCGTTTACGTTGAACAACAGCCTGATTTCCACCAATGACGTAATTACTGTGTGTATTTCTAGTGTTACCACTGGTAGTACCGCTGGGGCGTACACCTCTTACATTTCTAATATGTCTGCTGGTTCTGCTTCAATTACGTTGCGTAATTTGAGCGCGACTTCATACTCTGAAGCAATTATCATTAACTTCTGCATCATCCACGGCGCAAGCTAACAGGCGGGGCTTCGGCCCCTCCTCTTGAGGTTTTACGATGGCAACATATTCCGCTGGCGATCAGATCAACCGCGCCCTGCGTCTGTTGGGTGTCCTAGCAGAAGGTGAAACACCATCGGCATCAGTTTCGCAAGATGCGCTGATGGCAATGAATCAGATGATTGACAGTTGGAACACAGAAAAACTGTCAACATTTAATACCCAAGACCAGACATATCTTTGGACGCCGGGTCTGATTACGCAGACACTTGGTCCGTCCGGTGACTTTGTGGGCAATCGCCCAATTCTGCTGGATGATGCGACGTACTTCCGCGACCCGACAACTAATGTCAGCTACGGCATTAAGTTTATCAATCAACAGCAGTACGATGGCATCGCGGTTAAGACCGTGACCTCCACTTATCCACAGGTGATGTGGATAAACATGGAGTATCCCAACATTACGATGACGATCTATCCAAAACCTACGCGGCTTTTGGAGTGGCATTTTATTAGCGTTGATGAGTTGACGCAACCGGCAACGCTATCAACCACGTTGGCATTTCCCCCAGGTTACCTGCGAGCGTTCACTTACAACTTGGCGATGGAGATCGCGCCTGAGTTTGGCGTGGAGCCATCGCCGCAGGTTCAGCGTATTGCCATGACTAGCAAACGCAACCTCAAGCGCATCAACAACCCTGATGATTTAATGTCAATGCCTTACGCTCTGGTTGCGACGCGCCAGAGGTTTAACGTCTACGCAGGAAATTACTAATATGGCTACGATTACCATTACGGAATTACCCGTTGCAACGGTAATAAACGATGCTGATGTGTTGCCGATTGTTCAGAGCGACGTAACCAAACAACTAACTAAAACTTTGTTGTTTACGTCACCAACAATGGTGACACCCGCACTTGGTATTGTTGCAAGCGGAAACATTAGTTCTTGTACCAGTACAAACATGGTATTGACCACTCCGGCTATTGGTGCGGCAACTGGAACTAGCCTGACCGCCACTGGGACAATTGTTTCAACAGGGACCGCTGGTGTTGGGTACGCCACAGGTGCTGGCGGTACTGTTACTCAGTTAACTAGCCGCACAACAGGCGTCACGCTTAATAAAACCACTGGCGCTATCACCATGTTTAGTGCGGCGGGTTCAACTACCGCTGCCACGTTTACGGTGACAAACAGCACCGTAGCGGCAACTGATGTCATTATCCTAAACCAGAAATCTGGCACTAACTTGTATGATTTGTTGGTGACTGCGGTAGCGGCGGGTAGTTTTAACATCACGTTTAGGTCAACTAGCGGCACAGCTACAGACGCGCCAGTGATTAACTTTGCGGTCATCAAAGCAGTTACCGCCTAATGAAAAGCCCTATTCTTGGTTCGGCCTACGTTGCTCGCAGCGTTAACGCTGCCGACAACAGAATGGTTAACTTGTTTCCAGAAATTGTGCCGGAAGCAGGTAAGGAACCAGCGTTTTTAAATAGAACGCCAGGACTCAAGTTCTTGGCAACAATTGGCAGCGGTCCGATTCGTGGCGTATGGGCGTTCTCGCCGCAAGACGGCATCGCGTTTGTAGTGTCGGGCAATCAGTTGTACAAGATCAACAACTCCTACACTGCAACGCTTTTGGGGACCGTAGCTGGCACAGGGCCGGTCAGTATGTCTGACAACGGTACACAGTTGTTTATTGCGGCTAACGGTCCAAGTTACATCTATAACAACACCACCAACGCTTTTGGTCAAATCACCGATCCAGACTTCCCCGGCGCTGTAACCGTCTGCTATCTGGACGGATACTTTGTGTTTAACGAACCTAACAGCCAGAAGTTGTGGGTAACTGCGCTGTTAGACGGTACGTCTATTGACCCGTTGGAATTTGCCAGCACTGAAGGCTCGCCAGATGGATTGGTTTCAGTAGCGGCAAACTTCCGCGAAGTTTGGGCGTTTGGAACTAACTCAATTGAAGTCTGGTATGACTCGGGCGCGACGGACTTTCCGTTGCAACGCATCCAAGGCGCGTTCAATGAGTTAGGTTGCGCCGCACCATATTCTGTTGCCAAGATGGACAATGGGATGTTCTGGCTTGGACGCGACCGACGCGGGCAGGGCATGGTGTATCGCGCTAATGGATACACCGGCCAACGTATTTCAACTCATGCGGTTGAGTGGCAAATCCAGCAGTATGGCTACATCTCTGATGCGATTGCCTACACATACCAGCAGGACGGTCATTCTTTCTATGTTCTGATATTCCCAACTGGCAACGCTACATGGGTGTATGACGCGGCTACGGGAGCATGGCACGAGCGGGCTGGTTGGGTGAATGGCGCATTTACGCGCCACCGCAGCAACTGCCAGATGGCGTTTAACAATCAGATTGTTGTTGGCGACTTTGAAAACGGCAATCTGTACGCTTTTGATTTAGATGTTTACGCCGACAACGGCAGCATTCAAAAATGGCTGCGCTCTTGGCGGGCGCTTCCTACCGGACAAAACAACCTCAAGCGCACCGCTCATCACACTTTGCAACTGGATTGCGAGTCTGGTGTTGGTCTAAATGGGCTTTTCCCAAACGAAGACATTTATCTTCAAACGCAAGATTTTTATGACTTGGCTACCAACGATGGTAATTCTTTAATTACCAACCAAAAAGAAACCGGCACACAAGGTGTTGACCCGCAAATCATGCTGCGCTGGTCTGATGATGCAGGCCACACTTGGTCAAACGAGCATTGGTCGCCAGTTGGCAAGATCGGCGTTTACCAGCAGCGGGTGTTCTGGCGGCGCTTGGGTATGACTCTAAAACTGCGTGATCGGGTCTACGAAATTTCTGGAACAGATCCGGTCAAGACGGTGATCATGGGCGCAGAGTTGATCTTGAGCGGCACAAATGCCTAACGTGACGCCGATCACGCCGCCGCGAGTACCGCTAGTTGATTCGCGCACGGGGTTCATTGATCGCGCTTGGTATTTGTTCTTTCTGTCTCTCAACAACGCAGCGGTTCAGGTATATGACAACCCTGCCGTTGGGCCGGACGCAGTATCGTTAGCTGCATCTTATGACGCTGCGCTTCAAGAGTTAACGCAGAATGTAGATAGCCAACCACTGCCAGTTGATTCTAGCGCAGAGCTAATTAAACAGCTTGATGCGTTTGGGTTAGAAAATCAGTCGGCTGCGCTTTTGCCGCAGATTGCGGAGTTACAAAAGCAGATTGATGGATTACAGGTTCAACCAGTTGTGGACGTTGGTGCTATTAATGCGGCGCTTGCTGCCTTATACAGCGCACCAGTAACGTACACGGCAAACTTTTCGGTTGCGACTAAAGATGTATGGATCATCAACAACAAATCTGGCTCGTCTTGCACCGCCACGCTGCCCGCCGCGTCTGGCTATTCAGGCCGAATTTTGTATTTTCAGAACTACCAATCGCAGACGCTGATCTCGGCGTCAAGCAACGTAGTGGCAATTGGTGGTGGTGCTGCTGGCACTTCAATCCTGCTGGCAAGCGCAGGGGATCAATGTACGCTTGTTTCTAACGGTACAAACTGGATAATGATGCAGTATGTGCCTAACAATATTCTGCTTCTGGAGTAACTAATGGTTACCGTCAAAGTTCTAGTTCCGGCAAAGTTTGCCGAAAATACGCAAACAACCCAGTACACCGCGACTGGCGTGACCACAATTATTGACAAGTTTACGGCAACCAACATTAGCGGTTCGGCTGCTACAATTTCCGTCAACTTGGTCACAGTAGCTGGATCTGCCGGAAACACCAACTTGATCACCAAGACCAAGACGCTTGCCGCGTCTGAGGTCTACACGTTCCCAGAGTTGGTCGGGCAGGTTCTAGGGGTTGGCGACTTTATCAGTACAATTGCAGGTACGGCCAGCGCGGTCAATATCCGGGTTTCTGGGCGGGAGGTAACATAATGGGCTTGTTTAGAGAATTAACCGGCGGCGCTTTTGATTTTATTAGCGACCCATTAGCAAAACTAGACGATCAGGTTCGTGAAAACATTCCCGGCGGCTGGACCCTTCCCGCGCTTTTGGCTGGTGGGTACTATTTTGCCCCCGAAATTGGTGCATTTTTTAACCCTGCTACCGGCGCGTCTGTAGCCGCCGGAGAAGTTGCGGGCGGCGAAGCGGCAATTAACTCTGCGTTGACTAGCGGTGGGCTGACCGGGACTAACGCTTTGGCCGGAGGTGAAACACTTACCGCCATGCCTACCAATTATCTTGGCGCGGGGGCGGGCGGTGATTTGGCCTCTTCTGCTTTTCCTTTAACAAGCGGGCTAGGTCTTTCGACAGGAGCCGAAGCAACTGGATTGTCGCAATATTTAACCCCAAGCTATTTAACACCGGCTGCTATTGCCGGAAGTTCTATTCTTGGAGCATATTCATCTAGCCAAGCGGCTAAAGCACAACAGCAAGCAGCGCAACAGCAAGCAGCAACTAATTCTCAAATTTTTAACAAACAAGTAGAACTGCAAGCGCCATGGCAAAAAGCTGGTGAGGCTGCCTTAAACAAACTGCTTCCGCTGTCTATGAACTACACCCCGTTTGGAATGAATCAATTTCAAGCTGATCCTGGTTACGGGTTTCGATTGACTGAAGGCATGAAAGCGTTAGATCGTACCGCTGCATCGCGTGGTGGTTTGTTGTCTGGTAGTACGCTTAAAGGGGCGCAACGCTACGGTCAAGATCTTGCTTCTCAAGAATATCAAAACGCTTTTAATCGTTATCAGACTGAGCGGGCGGCACAGCTTAATCCGTTGCAATCGTTGGCCGGTTTAGGTCAAAGTGCCGCTGGCACCTTGACCAACGCGACTGGCGTATATGGATCTAATCAAAACGAAGCGATTGCTAACGCTGCCAACGCTCGGCAGTCTTCGTATATAGGGCCAGCGAATGCTGTTGCTGGCGGTGTAAACCAGTATCTAAACTATGCTGGCAACTCGGCGCTGACGAATGCCCTATTAGCCAATCGGGGAATAGCATAATGCCAATTAACCCAAACATTGCGCTTGCCTACAAAGGCATCGAAATTGAAAATCCGCTGAATCGGTTGGCGCAATTTTCGCAGATCCAAAGCGCTCAGAATCAGAATGCGCTGGCGCAGTATCAGTTGGAAGCCGCGCGTCGTTCTGAAGAACAACAAAACGCTTTTTACCAACAAGCCAGGCAGCCGGGGTTTAAACTAGACATTTCAACGGCGCTTCCGTTTGGCAAAACTGGCTTAGAATTTCTTAAAGCGCAACGTGAAGCAGAAAATGCTGGTTTACAAGCGGAAGAGTTGCGCGGAAAAATTGCTGCCCAGCCTGGGGTTAGAGCAAAAACGAAAGCCGAAACTGACGCCGCAAATTTAAAACGCCAAAGCGACATCGTAGAAAATATCTCCGGCGCGTTTGTACCTTTGGCGGCCGCTTCCGCGCAGGGAACGCTGGTTCCTTTGGCGCAAGTACAAGCTACGGCGCAATCTTTGTTTAGGCGCGGTTTGATAAGCCAAACAGAAATAGATGAACTTCCACAATCTGACGCGGAAGTGCCAAATTTTTTGAAAAATTTGGTTATTGGTTCGGATAAAGCGCGCAAAGCACTTTTAGACGTAATGCCAAAAGTAGAGCGCGTAGATACGGGCGCTAACATTACCCCAGTTCAAGGAAATCCATTACTGTCTGGGTACGGTCAAACAATGTCTAACGTGCCAGTAATACCTAAAACTGCCGCTCCTGCGGGTCCAAGTCCTCTTGCTGTGATGCAAGCAGAAATAGCCGCGATGCCTGTTGGAGATCCTAGACGTATTGAACTTCAAAAAGCAATAGATAAACAAACACAAAGTTCGCTTCATTACGTTAGTTCGGGTCAAGGGGTGATGGCGGTAGATCCTCAAACCAACAAAGCTACGCCTGTTTTAGTTAACGGTAAGCCGCTACTTGATAGTTCTACAGAGCTAGGACAAGCGCAACTTAAGATTGCTAGACAACGCTTAAATTTATCCGAGCAAACTGAAAGAAGACTGCAAGAAGAAGCTGATAGTTCTGGTGGGTTGTCTCCACAAGCCTTAGATATTGCGGCTCAAATGGTTGTCCAGTCTGGCGTAATGCCACCACTAGGGAACGGCAAAAGAGCTTCCGAAGCTCGTCTGCAGGTAATGAATCGTGTTGCTGAAATGACCGGAACAGACGCGGCTGCTGGCGCATCAAACATAGTTGGCAACCAACAAAATACTTTGGCGGCTAAAAAAGCGTTGAACGATTTTACATCTGGTATATCGGCGCGTAGGGTTACCGCAAACAACACCGCCATCAACCATTTGGAAACAATGGATAAATTGGCAGCAGATCTTAACAACAGAGACACAAGAATATTTAACGCTGCCGGTAATGCGTTTGCAACAGCAACGGGTCAAACCGCGCCGACTAGTTTTGATGCAGCAAAGCAATTGGTCGCCGCTGAGGTTATCAAAGCTGTGGTTTCTAACGGCGGTGGTGTTACAGAACGTCAAGAAGCGGCTCAAAATTTCTCTAGGGCAAATAGCCCACAGCAGCTTAGAGAAGTAATTAACACGTATAGAGTACTTCTTGGCGGGCAGCTTGAGAGTTTAGAAGGCCAGTACAAAGCCGGAACTAATCGAGACGATTTTAGGACTAAGTTTTTAACGCCTAACACCCAGAAAGTGTTGCCCGCTGCGCCCGCCAAACCTGCTGCTCGCAACAGCGGCGGCGTAGATCTTAGTAACCCGTTGCTAAAGTAAGGGGACCGCTATGGCTACGTCGCTTACTGAAATCATTAAAGACCCTAACTACGTCAACGCTAACCCAGAAACGCAACGGGCAATTTTTGAGAAATACGCGCCGCTTGATCCTAACTACAGCAACGCCAACGCTGCTACGCAAGAAGCTATCCGTTCTAAATTTGGAATAGCGCAACCTAAATTTACGCCGCGCGAAGCAACCCCAGCAGACATTCCCGGCGCGGTAGAGCAACCAAAACCAACGTCGACTAACCGTGGGGTGTTTGACTATCTTGCGGGCATTCCAGAAGCAGCGCTTACGCTTGCATCTGGCGCGGCGGCGGTTCCGCTATCTGCTACTGCGGGCATATTAACAGGCAAACTGGGTGAAGGCCCAAACAAAGCCGTTCAAAAAGATGTGATAAGGGCGCTTACTTATCAACCTAGAACCGAAACTGGACGCGGCGCTCTTGAAAGTTTGGGAGACGTTGCGACTGCTTTAAAAATTCCGTCTTACAGCCCAACAATGGGCGCGTTTCGTCCTGGACCCGCAATCAACGCGCTCCGCGCCGAAGCGCAGACACTTAAAAATTTTCAACCGTTTCCACAACAAAGCGCGCAGCGCCAGCAACAACTTGTCACTCGGAGCTACGAAAACGCCAACTTGATTGACGCGGCAAATGCTGCAAATCGTCTGGGCGTCGCGGTCAATCCAGCAGTGACCAATCCAACCGTAGGTAACAGAATTGTTGGCGCTATAGCTGGAAATCCAGAAGCAAAAATGGCTCGTACAAACGAGCCGCAATGGACTAGAAAAGCTAAAGAAGACATGGGCTTGTCGCCCAACACTACGCTTAATGATCAAGCGTTTGGCGAAGCGTTAAAAAACCCGCTGATAGTTGAGCCTTACGACACGGTTCGTAAACTTGGGCGCGTCACGGCTGACGAAGATATAGTCAATAAAATCAATGCGTTAAAAACTGAGTCTTTGATCGGCGGCGAAGCAAGTCAAGCGGCGGTTTCTAAACTTGCTGACGAAACTATCGCGCGACTTAACGCTGGTATGTCTGGGCAAGATATTTTAAAAAACATACAAGATTTTCGCCAATCAGCGCAAAGAATTTACCGCGCTGAGAAAAAAGGTATGACCGCACCATCGCCAGAATCTATGGCGGTTGCAGATGCAAGCATGGCGCTTGCCGATCAGCTTGAAGCCGCTGCGTCGTTAAATTTAACAGGAACACAAGCGCGCGCGTTTCAAAACGCTCGGACGTTATCAGCCAAAATTTTTGATTACCAACGGGCTACCGACACCCGAACTGGTCATTTAGATCCTATTAAATTTGCCAAGATTACAGAAGGAAAACCGCTTACAGGAACAGCATCAGACATTGCTACTGTTGCCGCTAATTTTCCCGGCGTGTCTGAAGTTAAACCGGGAAGTTGGACTACCGCCATTCCTACGATATTGCGAGGCGGTACGGGCGGGACACTTGGTTATGGCATCGGAAGCGCGTTTGGTATGGGGCCGCTTGGCGCGGTCGTTGGGACAACTAGCGGTGCGGTAGCCAACGCTTTGATGGCTAAACGTATGTCGTCGCCCAATTATCAAGCCGCCAACGCCATCCCCCGCGATTACCGTTCGCCAGCTAATATGTTGCGTCCGGTTGAGCCAGGATCGTCTAACTTGGCGATTTTCAATCCTGAAAACGCTGTACTGCCGCCCGAATACACACCCAACTTTACGATTCCGAGACAAGGGCAACCACAACCTCGTCCAGATCTGCAACCAGCTAACGTGCCGCCGCAGTTGCCGATGCCAGGAGCGGAAGGTCCGGCCCAAATGCGCGGATACGAATACGCCCGCGACAGGGCCGCTGCTGAAGCTGCCGCCGCGCAAGGCGCAGGGCCGCGCCAACCAGCAGCGGGCGGGATGATTTACGAACTTGATCCGTTTACGGGCAAACTGCGCCCAGTTGATCAGGGCGTCAAGGGTGCAACGCCAGAGACGTTTGTCAATTACGGATCGGCGCTTGAGTCAGCAGTTGGCAAGGTAATGCGCGGCGAGCGTCCGACCATGACCGCCGAAGAGATGATCGCGTGGAAAAAGACCCGCGTCGATCTAGCGGCGGCAGACCCCGGCTACGCCAAATTGTCCGACAAAGCCATCACCGAAAAGATGATGGATCGAAAGTGGGTTGGCGATACAATTCAGAAAGCCCGCGATCAGGCAAAAGCATTTGAAGAAATCGCCGCGCGCGCCAAAGACGCGCAAGCCAAACGTGATGCTATCGCCAAGCGTGATCAGTTGATGGATTTGCTTGATACACTTGAAGCGCAGTACGCGCGCCCTCGCCCAACGCCTAGCCCGCAAGGTCCGAAGACCCGCGAAGCAAGGCGCAACGCTCTTGCTCCCGCCAACCAAAACCAACTGGCTCCATGATGGTTACATTATCTGAAGTTGATCACAAGATTGATGCCCACGTTGATGTCTGTGCCGTAAGGTACGAAGGCATTGAAAAGGAAACTAAAGGTATCCACGCTCGGATCAAGCGGCTAGAACAGATCTTAGTCACTGGCTGCGGGTCAATCATCCTGCTGTTGCTGACCATACTGACTAGAGGTCATTAAAAAGTCATTATCAGTTCGTAAACTGAAGATTCCTTTTTTTGGAGCCTCACATGAAAGACGACATCCTTGCCGCTATCGACGCTTCTGAGCCAGTTGACGCGCTGAACGCGCTGTTCTCCGTGGCTTTCCTCGTTGCTAAAGCATCGAACATCAACGAGTTTAGTTTGGTTTCGCTGTTCTCTTCGACCGTTGACGCCCTCTACATCGTTCACGCTGACGATGAAGAAGAAGTCGCTGAAGAAGAAGAAGTCGACGAACAGACCGACGAGTAATAGCTAGGCCCCCCGATAACCTCGGGGGGTCACCCAACCGCAACAAAACTGTGCTATTTGATGTGGTTCTTCTAATAGGATGAAGAATGAAACCACAAAAAATCAGCGACGAAGAGTTTTTGCGGCTATGGGAAGAATTTAAATCGCCCGTCAAACTTGCCAGACTGACGGGAATTTCTGAGCGGCGTGTTCATTCTAGGCGTCGTTCTTTAGAAAGTAAGTTAAATCTCAACTTATTAACTGGCAAACCGATCCACATCCAAAAAGCTCGCCACGAAGCCGGTCTAACTGATGGCATTGCCATCATTTTCTCTGACGCGCACTTCTGGCCTGGTATCCGGTCAACCGCTTTCAAGGGCTTGTTATGGGCTATAAACGAACTTAAACCGCATATCGTGATCGCCAACGGCGATATTTTTGACGGAAGTTCGATCAGCAGACACGCCAGAATAAATTGGAGCGCGGTTCCAAACGTGAAGCAGGAACTAGAAGCGTGCCAAGCGGCGCTTAAAGAGATCGAAGACGCCTGCGAGAAGGCGCGGCATCACACCCAACTAATTTGGCCGTTGGGTAACCATGACTCGCGCTTTGAATCGCGCCTGTCAGAAGCCGCGCCGCAATTTGAAGGCGTCGGCGGCACTGCGCTTAAAGATCATTTCCCTAAGTGGCATCCATGCTGGTCTTGCTGGTTGTCAGACAACGTAGTGGTCAAGCACCGATACAAGGGGGGAACCCACGCTACGCACACGAACACCTTGAATTCAGGCGTCACAACTATCACCGGCCATTTGCACAGCCTCAAGGTCACGCCGTTTGGGGACTATAATGGAACTCGATGGGGCGTTGATACTGGTACGCTTGCTGAGATTGATGGGCCGCAGTTTATTGACTACCTTGAAGACGGTCCGGTTAACTGGCGCAGCGGGTTTGCCGTCATAACCATGAAGGACAGCAGACCGCTATGGCCTGAGTTGGTCAGCAAGTACGCAGAAGGTATCATCAACTTCCGTGGTCAACTTATTGATGTGAGTGAATACTAATGGACGCATTTGAACTTATCCTAAAAGCGTCGCCAGCGATTCTTGCGCTGATCACGTT